TATTTGTTTCTGTGGCACAATCGACAGTTAAATTAATAGTTGATGCACAGAACGCAATCGCACCATTAAAAAGAGTTAATGAACAAACAAAAGCTTTAAGTAGTAGCACAGATAAATTAAAAGGCAGACTTGATAGAAGTAATAGATCACTTAAAAACACAGGCAGGGCAGCAAAGACGGCAAGTGCTGGAGTTGGAACTTTAGTAGGTGCGTTGAAGCCATTGTTGGCTGCATTAGCTACTATTCAATCTGTAAAATTTGTATTATTTCAAACAGCACAATTAGAAACTCAAACAAAAGCTTTAGAAGTATTGACAGGAAGTGCTGAAAAAGCACAAAAAATTGTTCAAGAGATTAAGGAATTTGGTGCTGTCACCCCTTTTAAATCATCGGACTTAATTGAAGTAACAAAAAGATTAAAAGCTTTTGGTTTTGAAAGTGAAAATGTAGTTGACATAACAAAAAGAGTTGCAGATATTGCTGGTACTGCTGGTGCTGATATTAATTCAGTGGCACTTGCTGTTGGTAAAGTGCAAGCCAAAAATAAATTTATGCAAGAGGAAAACATAATGCTTTTAGAAAAAGGAATAAATGTAACAAAAGAATTAGAAAAAATTATGAATATGAACGGAGAAACACTTGCAAAAGCTATGAGCAAAGGAGAAGTGGGTGCAGATAAATTTGTTGAGGCAATAATAAGAGCTACTAGTAAGGGCGGACAATTTTTTGAAGGAGCTTCAAAACAAAGCGATACTTTAGCTGGTAAATTTAGTACTTTTGTCGATAATGTTGAAACCTTTGCACAGAATTTAGGAAAACTTTTTACACCAGCTTTTAAAGTGATTCTTGATGAACTCAATAAAGTAGCTGGTGAATTTAATAAAATATTTGCTCTGTTAAGTGATGCACAAATCGGAGCATCAAATAGAAATGTAGGCTCTGCTGCGTTTAAAGCACGTTTTGGAATGCAGGCTGATGCAGTCGCAGACATAACAAAAGCAGTTGAATTATTAGATCCAACTTTTGTAAAAACTGAAAAAGACGCAGCAAAACTTTTTGCACAATTAGACAGAATTTCAAAAGTCATGAAGTTGGTGCAAGGGCCAGACAGTGCAAAAGTCTTAAGAGATAGAGGTTTGCTTGGCCCTCTTGTGGAAGCTACTAATCAAATGGACGATATAAGAGATAAAATTAACGCAACATTAAAGGCTCAAAAACAATTAACAAAAGAGACAAAAAAAACAACAGAACCAACAAAAGAAATAGCTGAAAAAACAAAAGAAACTGTTACAGCAATAGAATCGCAAGTAACTGTCTCAGAATTATTTAATAAAAGTTTAGGTGAGACAAGTTTTTTTGTTAATAATTTAGGTCTTGGCTCTAATAAATTTGCTGATGCACTAATTAATGTAAAAAGTGAAGCGGATCGACTTAAAGAAACATTTATGGAGATTGGTCAAGGAATCGAGCAAGGTATTGTTTCTAACCTTACTGATGCTGTAATGGGAACCCAGACACTTGCACAAGCAGCAGTGAATGTATTAAATCAACTAAAAAGAAAACTTGTAGAGGTAGCAATACAAAGGGCTGTTTCTGGGATAGGAAACAGTGTAGGAGGATTTTTAGGTGGTTTGTTTGGTGGTAGAGGAGGTGGAGGATTATTTTCTGGGGGAGGTGGCTCTGGTGTTAAATTTGGATCTGTTAATCTTGGACTAAGTTCTGGATTAGGTTTTGCAAACGGAGGAAGGCCACCAGTAGGAAGAGCCTCATTAGTTGGGGAGCGTGGCCCTGAAATGTTTGTTCCTTCCACTGCTGGTACTATTATTCCCAACAATAAACTTGGAGGAGGTACAACTAACATTGTTAATGTTTCCGTTGATGCGTCTGGTTCTGCTGTATCAGGTAACAATCAAGACGCACAGGCATTAGGTAATGTTATTGGTGCTGCGATTCGTGCAGAGCTTATAAAAGAAAAACGTGCAGGAGGTTTATTAAGTAGGTAATGGCAACTTTTCCATCAATCCAGCCAACATATTCTGGCTTTAGAAAAACAAGTTCACCAAAGGTAAGAACAACAGCTTTAGGTGATGGCTATCAATTCAGAGCATTATTTGGCTTGCCTTTAACACAAGACCCGAAAGTATATGATCTTACTTTTGTAGTGTCTGAAGAGCAGTCAGATATTATTGAGGCATTTCTCAGAGCAAGGGTTTTCGATCAGGCAAGTTTTGACTTCACCCCACCAGCAGAAGGGTTTACAAAAACAGGAACTTATTCACAGTCATTATCTACTACTGTCACAATAACTATTTCAAATCATGGACTTGCCATCGGTGATATCGTAACTATTGACTATACATCTGGCTCTGCTGTTGATGGTTCTTTTGCAGTAGTTACAACGGCTGATGATAATACCTTCACTGTTACGGCTGCGACAAGTGACACAAACGCAGGAAATGTTTCTGTAACTTTAGCTGGTGCTGGTAAATTTATCTGTAAATCTTGGTCAAAACAAATTCCATATAATAACAGGGCGATAATCACAACAACATTTGAAGAAGTATTTGAACCATAAATGGCAATTCCTACCGCAGAACTTCAATCTTTATCTAATAAATCAATTATAGAGTTGTATTCAATAACTCTTGTTTCTGCTTTGCATGGTTCTACAAATGTAAGCCGTTTTCATTCTGGTGTGGGCATGAACAGTAACACCTCAATAATATGGCAGGGCAACACATACGATAAATTTCCAGTTATTGCTGAAGGGTTTGAATATACAGGTAAAGGAACATTGCCAAGACCAACTTTGACAGTTTCAAATATTCTTGGAACTATTACAACACTTATGGCAACAGCAAACGCTACAACACCATTTAATGACTTGCAGGGAGCAAAGTTTATAAGGCATAGAACAATGGCACAATTTTTAGACGCTGCAAACTTTCCATCGAATCAAAATCCATTTGGCACACCATCAAGCACAACAGAATTGCCACAAGAAATTTATTTTATTGACAGAAAAGCTATAGAAAATAGAGAAATTGTACAATTTGAATTGGCGAGTGTTCTTGATTTAAATAATATTCGTTGCCCTAAATTACAAGTAACTAGAAAAGATTTTCCCTCTGTTGGTACTTTTGTGAACGCATGAACTGGAAAGAGCAAGCTGCTATACACGCTGATGAACAAGCTCCTAAGGAGTCCTGTGGTTTGTTGGCTATTATCAAAGGCAAAGAGACTTATTGGCCTTGTAAAAACCTTTCAGAATCACCAGATGAGTTTTTTGTTATAGATCCAGATAATTGGGCTGATTGTGAAGACGAAGGAGAACTTATTGGAATAATTCATTCTCATGCTTATGGTTCTGCTTTACCATCTGAAGCGGATAAAGCATCTTGTGAGCATCTTGGTTTACCTTTTTATATTTATAGTGTTGAGCAAAAAAACTGGGTAGATTTTGAGCCATCAGGTTATACATCTGGTTTATATGGCCGCACATGGATTTGGGGCAAGCATGACTGTTGGAGTCTAATAACAGATTATTTTTCTAATAAAAAACAAATAAATTTAAAATTTTGGGAGAGACCAAAAAGTATAAAAACTTTCTGCGAAAATCCATATTTTGAAAAAGTTTTAACTGGCTCTGGTTTTAATGAAGTTTCCAAAGATAATATTATTAATGATGATGTTTTGTTAATGCAAGGACCAGATGAAAAATTAAATCATGTTGCCTTATATATTGGCGATCAAACAATATTGCATCACAACATAAGA